AAGTAAGGTCAACACTTCCAAGAGTGCCGCCGAGTGTCAAATTACCAGAACTTGTAACTGTTCCAGTAAGCGTAATTCCATTAACAGTGCCAGTACCCCCAACAGAAGTAACCGTTCCACTAGAGGCTTCACTTACATTAGTAAGTGCGTCTACTACCGCTGCTCCGGCTCCGGCTCCATCCAAATAAACTATTTTTGTTTTACCTGTAGGGATATTAATAGTAGCTCCTGACCCCTGCTTAATAGTAATTGTCTGGCTTCCGCTAGTGGCATTTTCAATCCACATTAACCGAGAAACAGTATTGGGAGCTATGGTCAACGTCCTAGTCGCCGTAAGACTGACGCCAGAAGTTACTTTAAAATAAAGCGCTCTGGCCGGGTCTGCCGCACCATCCGCTACAGTAGTGGTTGCATTTGCATCAGAACCAAAAGAAGCTTGGGTGTTATAACCAAGTGCATCCGCAATTAGCTCCAAATTAGTGTTTGTGCTTGTGCCCCATGTGCCGCTCTCGTCACCAGTAGCAATTTCTTTTAATCTTAGATTGTTTACATAAGTTGCCATGTTTAAAACCTCTTGTTTATGCGGCTATCTCTACCCAATTTGCTGTTTGGGAGGGCACTATCTCTACCCAATTTGCTGTTTGGGAGGGCACTATTTCCATCCATATCTGAACACCTGATGTCTCTCCTGTTGCATACACTCCGGTTACATACGCATTAGTTACATTCGTAACGGTTGGAGTTCCTACACTCGTAGTTCCTGCTAAACCCGTTACAGAAACCGTAGTTCCTTGTTCTGTCGTTACCGTTCCAACAGAAGCTGTTCCTGCTACCCCAGTAACTGAAAACGTACTGTTGGTTATAAGACTAACTGTTCCTAGCCCAGTAGTCGCAGCCAAGCCTGTTACATTCGCCGTTCCCTCAGTTATAGCAATGGCCGTTCCAACAGAGGCAGTGGCTTGTTGACCGGCACTGGTTTGACCCCAAGCTCCCGCATCCCAAGCATCAACGCCCCAGCCTTCAAGGGTAACCGTTACCCCTGCCATTTTAAGCTATCCTGATAATCGCACTCGTCGAATCGCCCGTGGGAAATACAATAGTAAAATCCCCAGAGCTTGAAGACTTATCCGATCCAAAATCAAGAATCACTACGCTGGGATCTCCAGAAGCTGTGTCATTAAAAATCATGGCTCCTCGCGCCGTAATAGTTGAGCTACCCCATGTAGAATCACCAAAATCGGTAAAAGCAGTGGTGCTTGTGCTTGTAGGGGTAACATTTACTAAGGTATTGCCTTTAGCGGTATACCCGGTTCCGGTTACTTCATTACTGGCAGTATAGGCCGTGGTAGCAGCCGTAAAAGAAGCACTGTTATCGTACATGGCAATATTAAAAGTATTGCCTGTACTATTAGTAAAATTATGTACACCCTTCAAAAGTTCTACCTTAAAACTGGTACACATAAAGTTTCCGGTGAAAGCCATATCATAATCTCCTAATCAAATCGGCTAATTTAGGTTCTCCTGCCTCTAACAAAGCATTACAAACCGTGGTTCTATCGCTCTGTATTGCTTTTTTCATATAGTAAACAATTACCTGTTCTATATGCGTTTTAAAGGCTTCCGCCTGTTGTCGAATTATCGGATCTGCCGTCGCTGAAATACCCACAATTTTATTTATACACAGCTCGGCCACCTCTTCAGGAGAATGCCCCCTGTTCTTGGTGGTTACAACATCCACCTTAAAATTATTACTTATTCCCAACTCCGGTGTCATCATTGTTTTTCTCTAATAACCATACCAGTACGGTATTCATCCGTAACTTCTTTGGCTTCTCCGTATTGTTTAAGAGCTACTAACGATTCCGCAAAACGCTGTTCGTATTCCTGCATTAATGTAGGATCACCCTTCATGTAAATATAGGCTTCGATTAAACAGCCGTACAACAAGGTAAGCTCCGCATTAGTGCTTAACCACGTAGTGCCACCATCTGCTCCGGCAGTGAGACTGTCAGGCCGGTAGTAATAATGCAATTCCACGTCATAGTTGCTGTCGGGAGTAGGGCCAATAATAAAGTTGGTTACATCAAAGTTAGCGTAATAACGCGGTCCTCCCGTAGTAGACGCATCAGGATTAAAAGATTGTATAAAGTTAACACTTTTAAAATCTAAAAAATGTTTATCGTTATTAGAATCGGTATACGACAAGGAAAAAGGCGCTAAATAATCAGCGGGCATTACTAAATATTCATCACCCTGAGTCATGTTTCCTGAAGAATTTTTACGAAACAACGTCAACTGCACGGTCTTTAAAATACGTTCTTCAGACGCTCTGATAAAAACAGGCAAATTAGTAACAAAAGACGTTTCACTGTTTTGTGTGTAGTCCTGTATCGCCGTCTTTAGCTGTGCGTAAGTAAAAGCCATTATGTTGTTGTCACCGTCACCTGACCCACTTGACCAAAACAATTCATAGGTTTCCATGTACCATTAAAGGCCACGTCGGGCACTCCTACATAAATCGATAAAACCATTGGTGTGGTTGGTCTTGGATTTCTTAACGCTTGAGGGTCGCTTACGTGTTTCCGGGGATCTAACTGAGGCTGCTTCTTTTCCCATTCGTCCGGTCCCACTAATGCGCCTGTCCATTCTTTGCGCATATCATTTAACTTATAAACAAACCCCGAACGATCCGAAGTGCCTAACGCATATTTTCCCGTTGCAAATTTACCCATTAATTCAACCTCTCATAGGAAACAGAAGGTTGAATTGTAAACGACGCCCGATCTCGGTCTTCAGTAGCTGCCATAATAAATTCTTCGTCATACACGGCTTTAAGAAGCGTTGTCCGATCTGGAGCTATTTTCAAAGAAAGATAATAAGCTAATCCGGCGGTTAAACAGGGATAAAACCGAAAGGGAACTTCCATCGTATTTATAAAAGTATCCGCGTCCTGTATACGTGTTAAACGATTAAAAATTAAAATATCGGTGTTGTTTTCAGGCGTAGGCCAAAGCTCTAACTGAGGTGTGATTAAGCGATTAAGAAAAAACTGATCTACTCTTCCCGTAGTGCTTTTATTTGGAATAGTTAAATAATCGTCCCTACTAACACGGGGAATAGAATAATCCGTGTTATCCCGCCGCAGAACTGCGCTTAAAAGATCAATGGTTCCTCGAACATCAGAAAAATCCACTGCGGCAGACAAGGTAGTGGTAGCACCACTGGTTCCACCAGTTAACGTTTCCCCGCTAGAAAAAGTACCTGTCGGAATAGTAATAGCAAAGCTTGTAGCTGACGGTAAACTCGTAATTTGACACGTCGCGGCACTTGTCCCACCCGTAATTGTTTCTCCGACAGAAAAACTGCCTGACGCGGCCACCGTCATGGTTAAAGTTCCACCGGGATACACACGAATGTCTTTAGCCAAAGTTAAGCTGGTTTCCTCGATAGTCCACTGATTAAGCCCTCTATTAGCCCATTCAGCTAACAAAAGATTAAGGGAGCGTTTGGCGCTTTTAAGGTCATAACCAGTGCGCACAGTACGGCCGCACCGTTCAAACGCTTCTTCGATGTAATCCGCTACATCCAGCTCAAAATCTGTAGACCCTGAAGTTGCCATTAACTTCTACGACCGCCGGGATTGCCGCCTCTTTTCATTTTTTTAACCGCTGCGCCGCCTCCACGCATTCTTACGGGTTTACTATGGGCGAGGCCACCTATTGCCAGTTTTACCGGCGTTTTACCTTGAGGCACTTTTTGTCCCATTGCCATCCGTTTGTGCTGGGGAGTAAGGTCAGAGCTACGTGAGGAAGTGGTTCTTCCCACCGGGCCTCCGGCTCCTAAGTTAACAACTCTTTTTGCTTTTGAGCCTCTCTTGCGATTACCTTTATCCATGGTACTAACAGCAGAATACTTACGCCGCCCCATAGATTTTTCAGTACCTTCACTTTCTCGACGACGAGAAGCCAAGCTTTGTTTTTTCTTTCCTCGATTGCGTTCGCCCAAGGATTCATCTAATCGAGCGTCATACCCTTGTTTCTTTTTAGCCATCTTTCAACCTCCGGTAATAGGTTTCGCGTACCCTTAACATATCCATTAAACCAAACTGCTGTTCGTACTCTTTGTAATACCCTGTTGTCTTCAACTTTTCCGCCGCCTCATGCAACTTACTCAGACGTTGGATAAATATCATCGCATAACTAATATCTATTACGCTTTTTAAATCTTCATGGGCATACACCAATTCGTTAGGCTCATCATCAGGATGAAACGCCATTAACCAAATATCTTTTTCGATAAAAATCCGTTGGGAAATAGCTTCGTTCAATCCATCAATATGCTGATAAAAGACCTCTCGATCTTGCATATAGTCCAAATCAACTAAAATCACTAAATCATGCTTATCGTCCCAAGTTGAAACAATCGTTGTTAAATCTTGGAAAGACGGACACGTCTTAAACCCTATTCCCACCTTGTCATTCGCCCATGCGCCTTCGGCATAGGGGCAAGGCGGTAACCCGTTGAAATTAGGATTAATTTTCTCTAACGCTTCTTTAGACCAAGACCTAATTTCATCTTTAATGACTTCTTCTACGTTATACATTTAGTTATAGAACACAGTAAGAGCTGTAAAACTTGCCGCTAAACAATTAACAAACGCACCATCAGGACACAAAATCCCTTCGTCTGGGACATCTGGATAATCTGCTGTAGCGGCAGTTCCAGTAGTGTATAGCTTCATAACGGTATCACCGTTATTTCCATTAACAAAATCCAAAGGACCTGCCGAACCACTATTTACAAAGTAAATCCCACGAATTCTTGCTCTACCTGCAAATATGGTTTCTGAAACGGTAGTACCTGATCCAACAGTTACCGCTCCGGCTGTGGCTGCATCAACATAAACCTGTGTGACTACCTTAAAAACCTTGGTAGTGTTGACAGTTGCTGAACTCCCCGGACCAGCGATTACTTCACTGACTGCATTCCCATTAACATCTGTACCTGTAATAGTAAAATTTTTCCCTGTTTCACTCGATCCGCCCGAGGTAACCGTCACGTTTCGAGCAGGAACAAGTGTAGCCTCCCCACCGGCAGCAAGAGCGCCGTTAATAGTAAGGTTCCCTGCTCCGCTTGGAGTTTGGGAAGTACATACTCCATCGGCATCAACCGCCGCTATGTCGGAAGCAAGAATATAAGTCGAAAAAGTATCTGAACCTGCCATGCGTTACTCCTTAATTTCGCCACGTAAAACCATGGCTTTGTGGGCAGCACTCCCCGGAGGCGGCAAACCCGCTTTAGCTTTAGTTGCTGGAGCCTTTTTAGTCACGGTTTTCTTCGCCGCTTTCTTCTTTGCTGGAGCTTTCTTTGTCGCCACGGTGGTATCCTCCCAAGCTTCATTAATATCGGGAGTAGAGGGGTTATCCCCTCTAAACTTCCCGCCTTTGGTTCTCGCTCGCTTTCGCGTCGCAGCCATTAATAAGTCACTCCGCGATCAACCGCAGCCATTATGTAATCAACACTCATGCTCTTAGTACCCGTAGCATCTCCGGAGACTTCGACAGCAGCCGGTGTCATCAACGCAGTAGGAATATTAGTAGTATGCGTACCCACCAACTGCCGGTCATAATAAAACTGAACCGTATCAGTAGTTGTACCTTTCGTGGCAATAAACCCTACAGTGACATAAGTGTCATCAGTCAGGTTATAAGTAGTAGCCAGTTCTGTCTCTGTCTCAGTGCCACCCGATTCAGAAATCAAGCGCGTAAGAGAAGATCCATCATCGAGCTGGAAGCCTATACGGTTAGCAGCCGCAAACGCATTTTCCGGATCAGTTGCAAAGTTTTCACAAAGCCCTACCCAAACATCCATTTGTCCCACACTATCACCAGAGGTACTAGCAATAGAAAAACGAGCTTCAAAAAAGAGTTTTTCTCCAGCAGTCGAGGGTAACTGAAATATCTCATTACCTTGTATCGACGCACCATCATTATCAGTAGTAGCGGCGGAAGTAAGTGCCACAACCCCTGTGGCAGTATCTGCCGAAATAGCAACCGTAGCACCGCTATCTTTCACCACCGTCCAGTCATTAGTGGTATCTATAGCTATACCGGTGAAATCATCGAGAAAAACCGCCTGATCGGGCCAAACTCCAACTTGGAGGTTTTCAAGACCTTTACGGGCAGAGGAATAAAGAATTGGACCTTTAAAATGAGTAGCCATGTAGTGTTCTCCTGTCGTGGCTAGTGTCTATCACGGGATGTGATAGTCAGGTAACAGAAGCAGTATAAAGGAATAAAAAAAGGGCGACAATAATGCCGCCCTTTTTGTGTAACCGACTAAAGTTACTAGGCGCCCGGAGTGCCGTATACGCAACGCCAATCAGAGACACCAAAAGCGTATCTCTCACGAGCCTTAAAGCGCATATTGCCGGTATCAAAATCCCCTTCCATCGCTGTTTTCAGCGGAGTACGGTTGAAAAGTTTGAAACCATTAGGGCAATCAGTTTTGACAAAATACGCATCAGCATCAGTGAAGAAGTGGTTTACCACCGCCCCTTCAGGGAGCATTCCCATTGATTTCATAGCGTTAATGTCGTTGTCTGCCGAACCGGGACGCAAATTAGAGTTAATAATTCGCTCCGCAATAAATTGAAGTTCTTTAGGAATCAACAACTTAGTGCCACGGACAGCAATTTTTAATCCACGCTCATCAGTAAAGCCAGCAATTTGAATCAAAATATCTTCTAAAGAAGTTTCGTTCAAATCTGCGGGAGTTGCCAACAAGTTAGATTGATTACCAGACAAACTAGGATGCGCTGCTGAACACAATGCCGCCCCGTCACCTATTGGGGACGCAGTAGAAAAAGCATTGTTCAAAACAGTGGCGCCTTTAATTTGCTTGGTTTGAGCCATAGAACGAGCCAACGCACGAGTGTATCGTGCAGCTAGACGATCATAAAGATTGTCTTCTACAGCTTCTTCTGTAATTGAAAAAGCCAGTGCAATAGTTTCCATGGTGTAACGAGCAGTGTAAGTCTCCTGCGCGTCATCAAAGTTAATTGCACTACCTTCAGTTTTAACAGGTGCTGTGCCAAAGCCAGAAAGCATCACCTCTTCTTCAAAAGCTCGATCTGAGCCTTCGGATTCAAAGATCTCCGCAGCTTCGTCTTCGTACCTGTCATACTCCAACCCGAATAAGGCATTCAGGCCCGGTTCTAGTTCTTTCGCTAGTTGAGCGCGAGAAATAGTCATCTAAGCCTCCTTATAGTCCGGTTGAGTCGGCAGTCGTCTGTGAATCAAAGCGACGAGTACCGGCGTTAAAGTGAGCATTTAACCGCACTTTGAGCGGGATTCCCGCCGCAGTGAAGTCCGCGTTAGCATCGTCATCCACAATACCTACAATACGCAAAGGTAATGTGGCTGTAGTGGCGATGTTTGCCACACTGGCTTCAGAAGTGGATTTGCCTGTATCGGTAGAACCGGAACGGGCAGAAGTTCCCAAATCAGTGTTAGCGAAAACCGCAGCTTGCGCCGTGGCTTTACTGGTTAACGACGCATCGGAAGCTACTTGGAACAACTGGTTAGGGTTGTCAGCAACGTAAGCACGTACTGGATAATTAGTATCCACGCTTACACCGCCAGAACCGGGCCAGTAGTTTAACCAAACGGGCTTCTTTTGAGTCGAGTCTTGGTACATAACGCCTGTCAGCACACCTAGTGCTTGCGTTGTGCCACCTGCGGTGTCACCCGCTTGATCTATATATCCAGAGGCTAATGGGACACAAATTTCGCCGTTGTAGATAACATTAGTGTTACCACTGGCAATTTCATATTCCGTGATACCAGTTGAGTTGGGACCACTACCCACCATACCAATAGGACGTAGACCATAGGCAGTTTCTTGATTTGCCATAAGACTATTCTCCTAAAAGGTCACTCTTTCCGAGGACCACCAAAGTTTACACGAGATTGACGGTCAGGCTTGCTGATCGTCATTGTATTGTGGGCATTCTCTCGCTGTAATTCCTGATCCACTGCGTCTTGAAGATCTTTAGCGCGTCCTTGATAGTACGCATTACGTTCTTCTACAGTTTCCAAAGGAATACGAGCTAACAATAGCCCACCAACCCCAATTACACCTTCGTATTTACCTGAATCGACCACTGGCGCTTCAAAATCAGGAAATTCCTCGGCACGTACCAATTCATATCCTTCGCGTAATCGGGCAGAGACATTTTTAGTGTCTACAAACCCACGAGCTTCTGAGCGTATCCAGCGATGCTTGTACCCTTCGGGTGCAGGTGGTGCATCTAAACTAGAGGAGGGTGCCCACGGCTTACGCTGTTGGGTCTTTTCCCTAGTTGTTGTTGCGCGAGGAGTTTTGGTGCCCTCAAACCCTTTTTTAGTTGATGACATCACTTTCTCCTAAGTCTTTACATACTTCGCGTATTCTTCCAGTGGCACCCCAAGTTTCTTCGCAATAGCGACTTGGCTTTGGGTGAGTTTTACTTGCTTGTTGCGTCCTCTACTTCTACTGCGGGAATTTCCGGCTACATTTTGGACGGGACGTTTGCCGGAACCGTTATCAAATTCTTGAGGGAATTTGGTTTTTATTCGTGAATCCAATTCATCATAATAGTCATCGCTTTGCGGGTCAAATCCTTCTTTTTCAACCATGGTTTTATGAATGCCAAAAGCCGCGAAAGTCATGGCTTCGTCTTTTCCAAACCATTCGTTTTTAGAAGCCCATTCTTCTGCTTTAGGATCAGGGGGCTGCTCCACCGGTTGGGCTTGTGGTTGTGGTTGTGGTTGTGGTTGTGGCTGTGCTTTTTGCGCTTCTTCCTGCGCTTTCCTGTTTCTTTGCACAGACTTATAGCGATCAGCAGAAACGGCTAATTCCGCTAATTTACGTTGTCCTTCGATAGTTGCGTCGCTATCGCCACGATCCATTGCGTCTTTAATTTGAGCTTCAACTTGTTGCTGCTCAATATTTAAGCGATTGCCATACTCACTGATATAACCTTGATCTACCGTCTGTAATTTCTGCTTAATTTGTGCAGACTCAGCCTGAACATTTTTAGCGTAATTAATTGCTTCTTGCTCTCGGCGTTCAGCTTCTCGCATTTTTTTAGTAAGACGGTCAATACGACGCTTTACATTTTTACTAACTTCATCATGTTCGTCTTCGTCTTCAGGTTTGGTGTCTTCTTCCACCTCGACTTTTGCCTCTGTTTTTTCTTCTTTGGCATCGTCCGATGGAAGATCTACAGTGGTTTCTTCATACTCATCAAATTCTAAATCTACCTGCCCATCGTCAGGCTTATGTTCACTTTTAGTTGTAGCCATGGACTCTTCCTTAAAAACTTAAAATATCGTCAGGGTTTAAAATAGTGGCGATTACTTCATCGTCGTTAAGAATACGAACTTCACCGCCTTCAATGCGAAAACGTGATCCCGCATAACGGGGAAACACAATCCAATCTTTTTCCTTGCACCATGGCCCATCTGGGTAACGATCCTTATCTTTATATGCCATAGGGCCTTGTTTTAAAACATACCCTACAACGGTCTGAATCTGATCCTCGTCCACTGTCTGTTTGCTTAAATGAATGCCACCGTCTGTTACCCCTTTGCCTCGATAGGGCAAAATAAGGATGCGCCAGCCCGTAGGCTTAGGCATTCGCTCTAAAAGAGAGTGTGAAAGTTTGGAAGGATCTAATACCCGGTCTTCCGATTTGACATACGAATCTTCAACGGTATCAGCATCAGCGTTCACCCCTACGGGTGTAATAATTGCCGACTTAGTCATCTAATTGCTCCTGTTTTTCTAAAAGGCCCGAGAGTTCCTCTTCAACATAAAATAAGGCGTCTAGCTCTCCCATGAGCTTTTGATATTGCTCCATACTATTAACGCCATTGCTTTCTAATATTTGCCTTATGTTTTCGCGTCGCGTTCTAATTGACTTTTGTATAAATTGTACTAATTGAATAACGTCCATTCTTATATTTCCCTATTTAATCGGACACTATCTTATATTAGTTTCTTTCTGTTCTCCAGATGCGCAGCTTTAATAAGGTCTTTACTTTGCCCAAGATATTCTACTGCATGGTGATGTTTTAAAAGCTCTTCACACAACCATTTGTCATAAACTTTAAAATCACCTAAGTAACGTCCATATTTTCCAGCGTCTTTGTAGGTTCGTAACGTAACTACAGTCCCTACAGGCATAAACTCCTCTACAAACTTTTTGGCAAGGAGTCCGTACTTCTTCTCCTCCTTATCCCGCGTCCTTGATTCGGGTGTGTCAATGCCATAGAGACGGATACGGCCACGCTTACCAGAAACGTGGGTATCCCAACCAAGATCAACACTGCAATCAACGGTATCTCCATCAATTATTTTTAAAATTGTGGCTCGGTACTCATACATACTCGTTAGTCTTAATCATGTCGGTCACTTCCAAACTGCGATTTTTTACCTGCTTCGCCCACAGCGAGTCCAAAAATTCAGTAGCTGCTGCGTCGTGGTCACCTTTCTCCATATGAGCGATGGCCTTCTTAAACTTGGAGAAACGAACCCTACCAAGATTAAAGTGCATATTGATGATGCCGTCACGCCTTGCGCCTTCTTCCAAATCGTTAAACCAAGGATATTCTGCGCTTAGCTCTTGAATGGTTCTCACAATGTCATTACTGAGCATGAAGTCGATTTCCTCAATGCTCAATCCTATCCCTTGGTGCTGGCCGTCAGGATGTATGTTTCTTCCAGCGCCAATGTGCCAAGTGCCAAACTGATCCCTGTAAGCCCTAGTCTTCACACCTTCGTGGCGTTTTAGCTGTTCTATAAGTTTTTCCATACCTTTAATTTCCATTGTGGCTAGACCCGAAGTAGAAACTGGCAATGCCGCTAACCAG